ATTTCCCCATATGTTCCAGTTTTCTTACTAATGCCGCGAGTTTGAAGAGCACTACGCTCAGGAGTAATAACAGCACGAGACCAATTACCATCATACTTGCGGCTCCAAATATAATCCCCATGGGCAATCATTTGCTCTAAATGTTGCCGCTTAACCTCTGGCGACATAGAAGAAGTAGGAGCCCAGTATCGCATTGGTTCCATTGTAAATAAATCTACCATTTATTTTCTCCTTTTTCTTTTATTATATCATAATTTTTAAATATTATCAAGTATTACTTCTACACTATCACGTAAATCTTCTAAGGTGTCGCGATTAGAAATTATCCATTCAAAATTGAAATTATCTAATTCACATTCACTAATATGTTGTCTTTGTTCTAACGTCATTTGTGGATTCCAATAGGGCGTTCCATCTTCATTATAACGATTTACACGAATTGTTGTAACTTTTTGGTAAAATAATTGTGCGTAATCATAAACTGTTTCAAACTCATTTATAAAACGCCAATCAGGAATTATAACATAATCAAAGAAAACATTATACATATCATCACCAAGTGCGTCAATAAACTTGGCAATAATTTCTGCCCAATAAGTAGGCCAGCGTTCCCTCATAATTGTTGTACCAATTTTTTGAAGTAAAGCTCGGCCACGTTCGTCTTTATTGCCATCCCAATTGAAATATTGGGTAGCATAAAATTTAACCAAATCTGCGAAATGAACAATTAAAACTCGTTGTTCTTTTTGCTCTAATTGTTCTTTCATTATATTAGCAACCGCGTCTTTACCGTTCTGGCTGTGTGCTGAAATCATTATTATTTTCATCTAATAGTTGCTCCATTCTCATATTAAAATAGAAACGAATAAATTCTTTTTCTTCTTCATTTTCACAAGAAGCAATATAACTTTCCATAAACTTTAAACCAGCTTCTGGTTCAAGAGTTGAGAAAATAAAATTTGCGATCAGCTCAGTTTGCTGCTTAACTTCTTCGGGGATATTGGTAAAAATTTCAGTCATCTTTATTATTCTCCTTTTTCGCTTGTTGTGCTAAGAAATCAAAGAAAGCTTGAACTTGTTCTTTGGTTTCTAAAACTATTTGTTGTTTTGGTATCGGGGCTTGACGCTCATAATCTTCTGGCATTTCAAATACATAATATTTTTCTGGCTCTGGTGTCCCGTAATCAGCGGAATAAGTTAATCTACTACATAAGCATTTTCCAGTATTAGTGCTGAAAATTTTTGCCGCGGTATGAGTCTTATCTATTTCAACAACTTCAACTCGTCTATATTCGGGCTTAATTTGTTCTACAAATCCCTTATATTCACTACGAGTTACTTCATAAATACTATTATCCGTTATCATAATTTTTATTACCTCGCCAATTTTTCTTTAGCTTCTCTGCTTCATCTTGGGCGAGTTTATCACATTCTTCGTTCCAATAATTCCCCGCGTGTCCTTCTACTTTTTTAAAGTCATACCAAAAATTATCAAAGAATGGAATAATTTCTCGCCATAAATCTTGATTAGCAACTTCTTTTTTGTTGGCGTTTCGCCAACCGTTTGCCTGCCAATTTACATACCATTCTTGTAAATAACAATTAATAGCATAAGCAGAGTCGCTATATATAATAACTTTTTCAGAGTTACGGCGGACATTTTTTACATAGTTTAAAGCTTCACGAATAGCAATTAATTCCATTCTTTGATTTGTGGTATTAGGTTCATTTCCAGATGCGTAATATAGCTCTTTTCCATCTTGAGTTACAATGTAAGCCCAGCCACCAAAAGTTGATTTCATACCAGTTTTCTTTAAAGAACCATCAGTATATACTTCCAAATTAATCACTTTTTCTTTACTATGTCTTTCCAAAATATTGTCCTCCTTCTATTCTTCAAAAATATTATACTATAAAATTAAAAAAAAGTCAAGGAAGAGGCATTAAGCCTCTTCCTTCTCCTCTACTTCTGGTAAGCCCGCAATGCTAGTTAGAAGGCTTAAAATGCCCGCTAAAGCAGAAGCGGAAGCTACCATGACCCAATTTACTTCATCTAAAACAGCACTTGTACCAATAGTAGCAATAGCAGTTTGAGCAATAGTTTTAATAGCACGAATACCCGCGGCTTTGAGCCATTGTTTAGTAAAGATCATAATATCACCTTCCTTATAGAAAATCATTTTTTTCTAATCGTTCAGCATATAATTTTTTAATGTATTCGTATTCAGCTTCAAATACTCCATTCGTATCACCGGTTTGAGCAAGTAGTTCTTTATACTTGTCATTTAGAGCAATAATATGCTGATACTCATCTCTTGTATGTTTACGATTATTGCGACATGAATTAGCAAAATCAAGAACTTCCCAACGAATACGGTCTTTTTCATTTGTTTTTACGTCGACTTCGATTTTATCAACTTTATCAAGTAAGCCGTCAATTTTATTTACTTTTTCCATAAGACCGTCTATTTTGCTACAGGCATCACCAGTGATGATTTTACTAATCCATTTGAAAAGGGCTGACCAAGGATTTATTTTGATTGGCACAATTTGGATTAAACCAGTAAAGATGATTAAACCGGTTAATGGATGATTCGCCAACCATTGAAGTATTTGCTGCATTGGTTTATACCTCCTTGGTTAGAGTAAGGATTTGTTCTCCTCATAGATATGTGGGGATATTGGGAGATAAGTTGAGTAAAATATGCTGATTATTGAATGTCAAAAGCATTTGGCAATTGTTTAAAAATGTCTAATAAACCCGCCATAAACTCCATTTTTATTAAAGTTTTTGACTTAATTAATTCACTAACTATATTCCATCTATCTTGTGCATTTGGGACAATATAATAATCAGGAATATCAAGATAGTCAATTGTATTAGTAATTAAAACTTTATTAGTGTCTTTTGAAATACTATATAATTCTTGTTCAATATTCCCATATATTTTTTGTAAATTGTTATATACAGCAAATAATACATAAGAAGCAGGAATAAATTTACCTTGTAAATTATATAATAACATTTTAGTAGTGTGAAATTCATCTTTAAAAGACTCTATATAATTTTGAAGCAAGGTAAAACCGTCATCAAAAGTCATTAACGCAGCGCCTCCTAATAAAAAAGTTGCTAAATCTTTTTTTAAAGAATTACCACCAATTGTTAATTCAGAACAGTTATTAACAGCGAATATTAATAAATTTTTATCAAAAGTAGAAAGCCCACCTAAATCATACATTGTAAGTATATTATCTATTACTTTTTCAGTATTCGCGCCCAAAGATTGGGCGTGGAAGCCTTCTTCATTTAAATAAATATTATAATCTTTAACAGATATTGATTGACTAATAAAATTAGATAAATTATTTAAAGTGTCATTAATTTCATCGTGGCTTTTTCCCGCCTTTTTTAAAATATCTGTAATTTTTGTTTGAGCTAAACGTTGTTCTTCTCTAAAAGCTTCTTCCGCAGCTTTTACATTAATTTCACCGCCACTTTTCTCGTGATATTTTTCAACAAAATTAATTGTTGATTCATCTAAAGTATTAAAAATATCTTCTCTAATAGATTGCTCTAAATTTGAGACTAAATCATTAGAAAAAAAATTTATTATTGCATCTGTTTTTACTTGTATTTCTCCGATTTTATGGGTTTTACTTAATTTTGAATTTTGTAATAATTCGTTTAAATATTGTCCGCCTAATCCTACTAATAATTCTGAAACAGAAAAAGTTGTAAATTTAACAGAAAAAGCTTCTTTAATTTTATCTTCTTGTAATTTTCGTGTTTTAATTTGCATTTCTTGTCTAATTTTTTTTAAAGCTTCTCTTTTTTCTGTAGTAAGAGTTTTATTTTTAGCTTGTTCTAAATCTCTTAATAATTTGGGATTATTTTCTGAATAATATTTACGAATACCTTTAACTAATTCTTGAGTATAATATCTTAATAAACTTTGTCCTTTTTTATTTTTTTCAATTTCTGGATCTAATGTAATTTTATAATCTGTTTTAAGCTTTTCTTTTTCTTCATCAGTTAATTGTAGATATGCTCGTCCAACATTTTTCCCAGTGGTTAAGGCTAAATCTTCAATAGAACGAATAGAATGCATTTTCTTTTCAACGCTTTTTACAGCTTGATTAGCGTATTCTTTTAAAGTACTTAAATCTTTAGAGTTTTTAAGATTTTGAGAGATAGATTGAATAATTTGTTCGCCCGTTAAATTACTTAAATTATTTATAGTATTTGTATCAAAAGTAAATTTTACTATTGCTCCCAAAAGATAATCTTGTATTTCTTGTTCTTTTACTCCAGCTCTAATAAATTCTGATGTAATTTTATTACGTAAATCATCGTTATAATATAAAGCATTAAGGCCTTTATTCATCGTGTTTGCTAAAATTGAATTAACTTGAGTTTCAATTTTGTCAGAATTTTCTTGAGAAATAGCATATCTATCACGTAAAATTTTCTGCATTTGAGTTGAGTATATTATATTTCCTTTATTATCTCTTGTAAAATTTTCATAAGATTCTTGCCAAATTTTTTTTAATTCTTCGGGAGCTTCTTGATAAATTTGATTATATAACTCCATATTATGCAGATATTTTTCTTGGATTTCTTGATTTAATTGATTATTTTCTAACATTATATCATTTAATAAACTTATAAATTGAAGATAATTAAAATTCTCTTTTGTGTTGTTTAAAAAATTTTCAATTTTATTTTTTAAAGTATTATTTTTTACCATATTTTTTATTTGATAAAAAAAATTTATTTCTATTGTTTGAGCATTTTTTGCAGCTTCCCCTATCATTTCAACATAAGTTCTAATATTTGTTAAATCTTCTTCTGATTTTCCTAAATTATTTTCTCCAGTAAGCATAGATTTTGCAGAATTTAACAGTCCTTTTCCATATCCATAATAATGATGGTAAATATCTAATGATTCAGAGGCCAATGATTGAAAAAAAACATATTGGGGTCCCATTTCTACATAATGTTTTTCTAAAAAATTTTTCATTATTTTCACCTCCACTTAAAAAAATAAACCCGCTTTCGCGGGTTTATACTAATTAATGATCTCTATCATAAAAATACTTTAATAAAACTGATTCATCTGCTCTATCCATACAGAAAATCTCATATTCATCACCGTGAGCATCAGCTAATTTACCTAGAGCAATAAACTCTGATAGTTTACTCTTTAAATTAAACTCTTCTAGTCCGTCAGTACTACGAAGAATTATATCGCCTTTACACTGTCTTACGGCCGCGCGAAAAGCATCTAAATCATTAATATTTCTTAGAAATCTACTCATATTTTATCTTCCTTAATTAATTACGTCTCTTACAATTCTATCATAATGCGTCGGGTCAATTTTCTTATAATTAGACCACTTAACCAGATTATCAACTGTTTCAGGCTTATTCAAATCATATTCTAATCTAACCCCAGTCCAATCAAAAAAGTAATCGCCGCGACGGAAGAGAAAATGACTGTCAACCAAGTCATACCAAATTTCACCTTTAAATCTTGTTTTTAAAATGCGGGCGAAGTAATAACAATTGGTTGTCATCCAATGGTCATTATCTTCATTAGTAATAGGAAATCTCCTATTAATAAAATCTAAAATATCTTCGTTCATCCGATTAACCTCCTAGAACATTTTTCGGGGAACTTCATTATACCATTTCTTGCGGGCACCACAATTGGGACAATAATGCGCAAGCCATTTTATCTCAGTTTGCCAAATATTTTGATCTATTTTTATTTTAGAACAATCATATTCATATCCACAATTACAATGTGCATATAAGGCTGTATCACTTTTATATCTTCGTATTTCCCAAGAATGGTCTGTTCCTCTTTTCATTTTCATATAATCTCCTTAAAACAGGTGCAAACCGATAGCAAGTTTATCGCACCGAAAACCCTAATACTATCTGGGTTGGCAGTCCCAGCTAGAATCGAACTAGCACACCTTGAGTCAAAGTCAAGTTCCCTTCCGTTAGGATATGGGACTATATACTAGACAGACGTACAATCGGTGGATGATTCCCGAAGGCTCAATGCAAGAGATGTGTAATTGCTGATACTGTCTACATTCATCCTGGAGCGCCATATGGGACTCGAACCCACAACTCAACCTTGGAAGGGTCGCATGTTACCGTTACACCAATAGCGCATATCCGACGAATAACGGCGTCGGCAAACGGATACGTAACGCGGTGTATCAAGCCGCGGTCAACAATAAGAATCGAACTTATATTTCTATCTTTGACTGGATAGCGTTTTACCTTTAAACTATGTTAGCATATAATGCGGGTAAGGATTTGCACCTTACATGACATACGTTTT